CTTAGACATGAGAGAAATAAAAAATAAACTTACTACAGGTAAGAACACAAGAAACACTCAAACACGAAAAACTAAATCATTTGGTTATCAAGTTCTAGGATTTGGTGCTGGTGAATCAGGACCCGCATTTATTTGTGCTACAGGTGGAACAATTACAACTTGCGGAAATTTTAAAATACACACGTTTAACGCTAATGGTTGTTTTGTTGTAAACCAAGTAGGAAAAGGCACACCTGCTGCACCTAATACCGTTGATTATTTAGTAGTCGCTGGTGGCGGTGGAGGATCTTCAACCCTAGGGGGAGGAGGCGGAGGCGGAGGTTTTAGAACTTCGTCAGGAGCTGCTTCCGGATGTTATTCAACTTCACCTTTAGGAGCATGTGTTGCTGGTTTAACATTATGTGCACAAACTTATCCAATAAGTGTTGGTGGCGGAGGTCCTGGACAATTACCTGGAAGAAGAGGATCTAATTCAGTTTTTTCAACTATTACATCTACCGGTGGTGGTGGAGGTGGAAATGGAAATCAAAATGCCCCAGAAGGAAATCAAACACCTGGAGGATCTGGCGGAGGCGGACAAGTCGAAGGATTTACGGCTGCAGCTGGAACAGGTAACACACCTCCTGTAAGTCCACCTCAAGGACAGAATGGTGGAAACGGAGCCCATAGAGGGGGCGGCGGAGGAGGCGGAGCCGGTGGCTCAGGAGCAGCTGCTAGTGGAAACTCTGGAGGAAACGGCGGAGTTGGAACTCCAACAAATATTACAGGCTCTGCAACAAATTTTTCTGGTGGCGGCGGAGGTGGAGCATATCTTGCTCCAACAGGAAGCGGATCTGGAAGCCCATGTGGAACAGGCGGACAAGGTGGACCAACACCTGGTAAACCAAGTGGTGGAGAAACTGCAGCAGATAATACTGGAGGCGGTGGAGGTTCTTCACAGTTCCAAGTTAACTCTGGTGGAGGCGGACTTGGTGGTAGTGGTAAAGTAGTAATTAGGTATAAGTTTCAATAGGTAAAAATTATGGCACACTTTGCAAAAATAAATGAAGAAAATAAAGTTTTAACAGTTAATGTTGTAGCAAATAAAGACAACATGAATGCTGAAGGTGTTGAAGATGAATCAGTGGGTCAAGCATTTTTAGAAAAAAATTCATCATGGCCTGGACACTTATGGATTCAAACTTCTTATAACACGATGTTTAATAAACATGCATCTGGTGATGACTCTAAAGCATTTAGAGGAAACTATGCAGGTGTGGGTTTTGAATGGGATTCTGAAAATCAAATTTTTTGGCCAGCTAAACCTTATCCATCTTGGGTAAAAGATACTTCAGATGCTAACTGGCACTCTCCTATTGGAGATGCTCCTGCATTAACAGCTGAACAAAGTTCTCAAATTTCAGCAGGTACTAATGGTTGGATTTATATTTGGAATGAAGAAAACCAGTCTTGGGATTTAAACGATTACGGTCCTGCTTAATTAGTTTTTCTATTTATTGACATCATAATAATCAAGTATATATTGTATTGAGAAATGCAAAAGAAAGTATTAACAGAACAAGCATTGTATTATGGAGACGTTACAATGCCCAAAGATTGGGAAATAGATAGAGTTTATCTGTCTAATAAAATTTTACACTCTGATTTAAAAAATGAAAAATTTAAAACTTGTAAAACTTGGGACAAGTTAAATAGATACATTCAGGAACATATTAATCTTTATTATGAAACAGCATTAGTAAATAAAGACACGTGGGGAAATATTTATAAGCCTTTAGAGAATACAGATTCTTTATTAAATGTAGACCCTGTTGATTTAAGAAACTCTCCAGACTTTACATTATTGTATGGAGTTAATGTTAGTGATTGCAGTGTTAAAATTTCTTATGATGATAATAGAAGAAAAGGTAGATCTTGGACAATACCATTAATAAATAATAAATTTATTATGTTTCCATCTACTAATTCTTACAGCATTATCAATAATCAAACAAAATCTTTAAACTTTATATTAACTGTCACCTATGAATACATCTAAAAATTTTTTAAATAAAAAAGAATTAAATATTGTTAATAACGAAATTTTAAGCCAAGATTTTCCTTGGTATACAAACGATGCTTTTGCAAACAATTTAGATTCAACCACAAAATTTCCTATGCTATCTCATACTTTAATTAAAAGATGTGATGATGGAGAAGAGCCTATGCCTAACTCTAATTATTATATTTTTTTTAAAAAAATAGTACAAAGGTTTTGTAAAAAACATAAGATTAAATTTAAAAAATTTACTAGGGCTGCTCTTAATCTAACTTTTTGTAATACTAAATATCCTTTTATTTCTCCACACTCAGATCATTTTTTTAAACATAACTTAGTTATTATTTATTTAAATAACGCTTCAGGAAACACTTTAATTTTTAATAAGAAATATAAAAAAGGAAACTCGTGGGTAGATATTAATTTACCAGAAGCTAAAAAATTAAAAATTATTAAAAAAATAAAACCTGAGCAAGGCAAAGTGTTTGTGTGCGATGGCTCTTATTTTCATAGTTATGAATTTTGTAAACATGATGAAATAAGGGTAGTAGGAGTTTTTACTTTTGTATGAACCTAGTTAATTATTATTGGTATTTTACATCAGCCGTCCCAGCAAAAATATGTGATGACATAATTAAATACGGCTTATCTCAATCTGAACAAATGGCTATAACAGGAGGATATGAAAATAAAAAATTATCAAAAGATCAAATTAAAAATATAAAACGTAAAAGAAATTCTGATTTAGTTTGGTTAGATGAACCATGGATATACAAAGAATTACACCCTTACATACATAAAGCTAATAAAGAAGCAGGTTGGAATTTCGAATGGTTTAGATCAGAGGCCTGTCAATTTACAAAATACAAACTTAATCAATATTATGATTGGCATAGTGATTCTTGGAATAAACCATATCATAAACCAGGTGCTGTAGATCATGGCACAATTAGAAAATTATCAATGACGTGTCAACTAACAGATGGTTCAGAGTATGAAGGAGGAGAACTAGAGTTTGATTTTAGAAACTATGATCCCCATGTAAGAGATGAATTAAAACACAGAATACAATGCAAAGAAATATTACCAAAAGGATCTATTATTGTATTTCCTTCATTTGTATGGCATAGAGTTAAACCAGTAACGAAAGGAAATAGATATTCATTAGTAATGTGGAATCTTGGATATCCGTTTAAATAATATGAATATAACTGAACATTTTAAAACACCTATCTGGACTGAAAGTAAACCAGAGTTTATGAATTCTTTAAACAAGGCATCTAATAAATATATTAAAGAAGCAAAAAATAGAAACAAAAAGCATATAAAGAAGTTTGGTGATTTTGGATTAGCTCACCATTCAACAACATTATTATACGACAATAATTTTAGAGACTTTAGAGATTATATTGGTCAAAAGTCTTGGGATTTTTTAGATCATCAAGGTTTTGATATGTCATTGTATACAGCTTTGTTTAGTGAAATGTGGGTTCAAGAATTTTCTAAAGAAGGAGGAGGACACCATAATGCACACATACATTGGAATCAACATGTGTCAGGTTTTTATTTTTTAAAGTGCAGTGAAAAAACTTCTTACCCTATTTTTCATGAACCAAGAACCGGGGCTCGTGCTACTAAATTAAAAATGAAACCAGATAATGTTATATATAACGGAACTGAATTAGTTCACTTTAGACCTGAACCAGGAACCTTACTTATATTTCCAGGTTATTTAGAACATGAGTTTGCGTTAGATTTTGGAATAGAACCGTTCAGATTTATACATTGGAATATAAATGCTATACCAAAAGAAATAGTTAAGGATGTTTAAAATTTATAAAAATATTTTAACAAAAAAACAAAGGCAAGACTTGTTTAAATTTATTAAAAAAGATGTAAGAAAATTTACTGATGAGTTCCCAGGTTTGCAAACATTAAATAATCTACACTTGAAACCTGAATTAAAAGACTTTATCAAAGCTGTAAAAAAATATATAAAACCATATGAGATATGGTCATGCTGGGCAGTTTGTTCAATGGGAGATGAAATATCTTGGCACGAACACCCTAACTCTAAATATTCTTTTGTTTATTATTTGCATAATCCAAATGAAGAAGGAACTATGTTTAGAGAGGTTAAAAAATATTATGATTGTGTGCATTATTCAAAAGGAGTTGAAAACACCTTATTAAAGTTTGATAGTTTAAGAACCCATTCAACACCTAATACTTATAAAAAAATAAAAAGGTATGTAATATCATTTGATGTGAGATAGATTATGAGTTTTAAAAAAAATAAATATACAGTTATTAAAAATGCAATATCTAAAGATTTAGCTATTTTTATAGCTAATTATTTTTTAATGAAAAAACAAGTTTACGATACTTGTATGAAAGCTAGATATTTTTCACCTTTTGAAACTATGATGGGACAATACGAAGATCCAAAAGAAGGTCAGATACCTAATACTTATTCACACTATGCAGATATAGCTATGGAAACTTTAATGTTAAAATGTCAATCAGACATGGAAAAAGTAACAGGTCTTAAACTATACCCAGCTTATTCTTATGCAAGAGTTTATAAAAAAGGTGATGAGCTTAAAAGACATAAAGATAGATTTAGTTGTGAAATATCTACCACTATGAATTTAGGTGGGGATGACTGGCCAATATATATTGAACCAGATCCTACAAAAGGTGGTATGAAAGGTCATGCAGGTTATGTGTCTGATAATACTAAAGGTGTTAAAGTAAATTTAAAACCAGGAGATATGTTAGTTTATAGAGGATGTGACTTAGAACACTGGAGAGAAAAATTTAAAGGCAATGAGTGTGTGCAAGTTTTCTTGCATTATAACAATCGTAAGACACCTGGAGCAAAAAATAATATATTTGATAAACGTCCACACTTAGGTCTTCCTAACTGGTTTAAAAAATGAAATTTGATTTTTTCCTTCATAAAAAATTCTTACCTTTAAAGAATGTAAGAGAACTTTCTAAAAAAATTAATAAATATACAGATGCAAGTTACAAAGATTCTTATGCGGAGGGAGTAATTAAAACAGCAAAAGTTAAAGTAATAGAATATCGTCATATTAAAAAAGAATTACAACCAGTAATAGATGTTATTTATGATACTAATAATCAACATTTTGGTTATGATCTATTTAAGTTGTTTGATTCTAAAACTTTTAATTTAAATGAATATCTGCCTAATAAAAATGTTGGATATGATTGGCACATAGATTATTCAAAAGGACATGCTGAAGATATTAAATTAACTGTATTAGTTAATTTATCTGAAAATAAATATCACGGCGGAGACCTATCAATATTTACTTGTGGTAAAATAGATTTTTCTGAACCTGGAGATATTTTAATTTTTAAATCTTTTATGTTACATAAAGTAGATAAAGTTCTTAAAGGCAGCAGAAAAACATTAAGTTTATGGATGGAAGGTCCTTGTTTCAAATAATGATTTTTGATTTATTTAAAATACCTGTGTTTATTGGAAGTATAGATGTTAAAAAAATTAATTTAAAAAAACAAAAATATAAAAAAATGTGGCTGTCTAATACAGAAACTTCTTACGACCAATCCTTTGAAAATGTTTCAAACATGGATAAAGAATCTCTTAAATATTTAATGGAGAGTATTATTAAAATATTAGAAGAAAAAATAAACTATAGATTTGAATTAAAACTTTGGAATATATGGGAAAACAATTATATTAAAGACGATTATCAAGAACCTCATATTCATGAAGAATCAGATTTTTCATTTATTATATATAAAAAAGTAAATGAAGGAAGAACTGTTTTTTTAAATCCTTTAAGAAATTACTTTTTATTTTATAAAAATATACAACATATGTTCGAAGATAAGTTTATACCTAAATGTAAAACCGGAGACATAGTTATTTTTCCAAGTTTTCTAGAACATATGGTTCTTAAATCAAATAAACAAAAAACAATATCCGGAAATTTAAAATTTAAAAAAATATGACAGACAATAAAATAGAAGATCACATAGGTATATTTCCCAACGCAATGCCTAAAAACACATGTAAAAAATACATTAAATATTTTGAAGAAATAAATAGTGCTTTTAAACATCCAAGATATAAAAAAGCAGCGCATACTGTTAATGATACAGCTGTTAATATATATAGTAGTATTTTTGATTATGGTATTTCTGTAAAATATATAAACGAAGCAGCAAATCAAATTATTTGGAATAACTATGCTGAATATAGTAAAAAATATAGTGTTTTAAATGATATGAACAAACATGCGATTATTGATATAAAAATACAAAAAACTGATATTGGACAAGGTTATCATGTATGGCACTGTGAGAACGAAGGTCTTTCATCTAAAAGCAGGTTGTTAGCGTTTATGATTTATTTAAATGATGTTAAAGAAGGCGGAGAGACAGAGTTTTTATATCAACACAAAAGAATAAAAGCAGAAGAGGGTAAATTATTAATTTGGCCAGCTCAATTTACTCATACTCATAGGGGTAACATGCCTATATCTAATACTAAATATGTATTGACAGGTTGGATCGAATATATAGAGTAGAATATAATACTACCAAAAATTTAAAAACCTTATATAGTGAGATATTATGCTACAAAAAATAGGTTTTCAACCAGGTATTAATAAACAAGTCACACCTACAGGAGCTGAGGGGCAATGGGTTGATTGTGATAATGTTCGATTTAGATATGGTACACCAGAAAAAATAGGTGGCTGGAATCAATTAGGAAATGTAAATGAAAACGAATTAACTGGTGCTGGAAGAGGACTTCATCATTTTATTAATAGTCAATCAAGAAGATACGCCATAATAGGAACAAACAGAATTTTATATGCTTTTTCTGGTGGTGTATTTTATGACATACATCCTATCAAAACAACGACAACGCTTACTAGTGCATTTAGCACGACTAATGGATCACCAACTGTTACAATAACTTTTTCAACAGCTCATGGTATATCTCCTAATGATATAATTTTATTAGATAATTTTACATCAATAACAGGTTCTAACTTTGGAGCTTCAGATTTTGACGATAAAAAATTTATGGTTACGTCAATTCCTAGTTCTACAACATTAACTATTACAATGCCTTCTAATGAATCAGGATCTGGAGCAACAACATCAGGAGGTATTAGAGTACAACACTACTATCCAGTAGGCACAGCTGTTCAAGAAAAAGGTTATGGTTGGGGTCTTGGATCTTGGGGCGGAGAAGCCTCTTCAGCTGTTACAACGACTCTTAATGGTGCTTTAGGAGATAATGCGTTTGGAACAGGAGGATCAGGGACTTCTATTGTTTTAGCTGATGCTACACAATTTCCAGATACAGGAACTAATTTTATAAAAGTGGGAACAGAAGAAATTTCTTACACAGGAATAACTGGAGGAACTACTTTAACAGGAATTACGAGAGCTGTTAGAGGGACAACTAGAGCGGCTCATAGTGATGGTGCCACTGTAACAAACACTAGCGATTTTAGCGCATGGAACGAACAAACTGAAGAAGGTTTAGCATTAGATCCAGGTATGTGGTCTATAGATAATTTTGGAGATAAAGCTATTTGTTTAATTCACGACGGTGCATGTTTTTCTTGGGATTCTAGTTTAGGTAATGCAACAGAAACAAGAGCTGCAATTATCACAGGTGCACCCACAGCATCAAGACACATGGTGGTATCTACACCGGATAGACACTTGGTATTTTTTGGAACCGAAACAACTATTGGTGATACGTCAACACAAGATGATATGTTTATTAGATTCTCTGATCAAGAGGATATAAATACATACGCGCCCTCAGCGACCAATACAGCTGGTACACAAAGACTGGCTGACGGATCACGAATCATGGGAGCGATTAGAGGTAGAGATGCAATTTATGTTTGGACTGACACAGCGCTATTTACACAACGTTTTGTTGGTCAACCTTTTACTTTTGCTTTTTCACAAGTAGGCACAAACTGTGGTTTAGTTGGACAGAATGCATGTGTTGAAGTTGACGGTGCTGCATATTGGATGTCAGAGAATGGTTTTTTTAGATTTGCTGGTAGGTTAGAATCTTTGCCATGTTTAGTAGAGGATTTTGTTTATGATGATATAAATTTATTATCTGGTAATCAAATGGTATCTGCAGGGTTAAATAATTTGTTTGGAGAAGTTATTTGGTTTTATCCATCTGCAACATCAAATGTTATTGATAAACAAGTTACATATAATTATTTTGATTCTTCACCTCAAAGACCCGTGTGGACCGTAGGCACGTTAGCTAGAACAATGTGGAAAGACTCTGCAGTATTTGGAACGCCACATGCTTTAGAGTATGACGCAGGCACAGATACATCCTTTGATGTTGTAGGAAATACAGAAGGTAGAACTTCATACTATGAACATGAAACAGGAACTGATCAAAATAGAAATGGAACAATAACTGCTATTACCTCAAATATAACATCAGGAGATTTTGATATTACTCAAAGAATAGTTGGTAATCAAATGACAGGAATAGCTGATTTTAGAGGAGATGGTGAACACTTAATGAAAATACGAAGATTTATACCAGATTTTATTTCACAAACAGGTAATACTAG